AAAAATAGCACAAGAATTAGATGTATCATTTATAGGTTCAGGGGGTAACGTTATTGACGATGAATTTATTTCATATCATGAGGAAAATTATGTTAAAGATCCAGAATTTTCTGCCGAAGCGGAGAAAGCAATGTGGATATGGAAAAAACCTGAAGTGGGGCATAAATATATTATGGGTGTTGACGTTAGTAGGGGTGATGGTAAAGATAGTTCTACTATAGTTATTTTAGATTTTGATGGTTTAGAACAGGTGGCAGAATTTAAATATAAGTTACCTCCAGATTTGTTGGCGGAAGTTGTATACAAATACGGTAATATGTATAACGCCTACACAATAGTAGATATAACTGGTGGTATGGGTGTTGCAACAGTTCTTAAACTTTTAGAAATGGATTATAAACTTTTACACTATGACGATCCAAAAAGTAGGAAATTATCTGAAAAATATGCAAAAACAAAATACACAGAAGGTGATAAAGTTCCTGGTTTTAACGTTGGGAATACTAGATTACAATTGGTTTCAGAATTAGAGGAACATATTAGAGAAAATAAAACAATAATCCGTTCACAAAGATTAATATCAGAATTAAGAACTTTTGTTTACAAAAATGGTAGACCCGATCACATGGAGGGTTATCACGATGATATTATTATGGCATATGCGATGTGTATTTTTATTGTACAGACATCATTTAAAAAGTTAGAACAGGTTGAGAAACAAACTAAGGCGATGTTAGATAGTTGGGTTAATGTATCAAATAAAAATACAGTACCTACATTATCTGAACAAAAATATACAAATCCGTTTTATACTAATACACCCACATACCATCCAAAACAAACTAATAAAAGTGGTAATAATGATAATGGTGAGTACAATTGGTTATTCGGTATTAAATAGTATTTAATTTTTTTTGATATTTATTATAATAGTAATAAAGTATATACACAAAAATGGCAACAAGAAAAACGATATTTCAACAGTTAAATGATTTATTTGGACCAGAAGTAAAAAGGGCACAAAATAAATCTAGATACTCCATAAATGATAAGGAATTATTAAAAACAAAGTCTAAAGAAGACTATGAGTTTGAAAAACTAAAAAGACAACAAGATGCGTACCTATCAAATATGTGGCAAAAGGTTGATAATGAAATCTATCAACATTCCATTTATTATGAAACAACTAGATTGGCATCATACGCAGATTTTGAGGGTATGGAATTTTTTCCAGAAATTGCCGCAGCATTAGACATTATGATGGAAGAATCTACTACATTAAATTCAGATAATAAAGTTTTAAATATATTTTCTGAAAGTAGAAGAGTTAGAAGAATATTAGAGGATTTATTTTTTAATAGATTAGATATTCATACATCATTACCAATGTGGACTAGAAATACTTGTAAATACGGTGATAACTTTTTGTTCTTAAATATTGATAGTGATGAAGGTATTACAGGTGTAAAACAATTACCTAACATAGAAATAAGTAGAAAAGAAAACGAAGGGTTTGGTAATAACTCCAGTATTGCGAGTGAGGATAGATTTAACCCTGTTAAATTTGTTTGGGGTCAGAGAGATGTTGAATTTAATGCTTGGCAAATCGCACACTTTAGATTATTAGGTGACGATAGAAGATTACCATACGGAACTTCAATGTTAGAAAAGGCTAGAAGAATTTGGAAACAGTTATTATTATCGGAGGATGCGATGTTAATTTATCGTGTTACTAGGGCACCAGAAAGAAGAATATTTAAAATTTATGTTGGTAACATTGATGAGAAGGATGTGCCTGCTTATGTTAACAAAATCGCAGACAACTTTAAAAGGAGTCCTGTTATTGATCAAAACACAGGGCAAATAGATACTAGATATAATCAAATGGCTCAGGATCAGGATTATTTTATCCCTGTTAGGGATCCTAACGCACCTAGCCCAATAGATACTTTGGCGGGTGCAACTAATTTATCTGAGATTGCAGATATCCAATATCTACAGAAAAAATTATTTACCGCATTAAGAGTACCGAAACCATTTTTAGGTTTTGAAGAGGCTAATGGTGACGGAAAAAATTTAGCACTACAAGATATTAGATTCGCTAGAACAATAAATAGAATTCAACAAGCAATGTTACAAGAGTTGAATAAAATTGCAATTATTCACTTATATATTTTAGGATTAGAGGATGAATTAGAAAATTTCTCATTATCACTTAATAACCCTTCAACACAAGCAGAGATGTTGAAAGTAGAACAAACTCAATTGAAGGTTACTCTATATAAAGATGCAGTTGCTGACGCAGGTAACGGTTTTGGTGCTATGTCAATGACTAGAGCAAAAAAGGAGATTTTAGGTATGTCTGATGAAGAAATTAGAAATGATTTAGAACAACAAAGATTAGAAAAAGCGGCAGCGGCAGAAATGGAACAAACTGCAGAAGTAATTAAGAAAACAGGTATCTTTGATAGAGTGGATAAATTATACGGAGATTTCGATGCATTACTTAGTGGTGCGGGAGAAGCCGAAGCAGGTGCTGGTGGAGACACAGGTGGTGGTATGGAACCTGCAGGTGATATGGGTGCGGAACCTGCAGCAGAACCAGCAGCAGAACCAGCAGCCGCTACAGAATCTTTTAGGAAAGATGGTAATCTATTGATGGAGGAAACTAAAAGGAAATTTGAGGAAAAAACTAAGAGATATCAAGGTATATACTTAAGGAGATTAACTGAAAGTTTAGAAAAAAATGAAAACGTGTATAATTTAGATTCTTTTGATGATGGTACAGAAGTACTTAATTCTAAGATAAGTGAAATCACTAAAGAGATAGATAAATTAACAAAATAATTTTTTTTATAAAAGTTTAATATTTATAATATAAAAGATATACATGGAAAATTTTGGTAATATAAAAGATACGTTTAAAAATTTAATGATAGAATCTTTAATTAAAAAAGATGATAGTGGTAAAAAACTATTTACTAAATTTTTAAAAACAATTAAAGAAAATAAAACATTAAAAAATCAGTACCTTATCTATAATAATTTACAAAATGTTAAATTTGATGATAGTACGGAGGCTAAAGAATTCATAAAAGAAAATATTGAATTACTTAAAAATTTAAATAAGAATCATATCCAAAAGGGGAATACATATTTTTCTAAATTACTTAAAGGTACTAACATTATTAAAGAAAATGATTCATTTTATCAAAATGTAAATTATTTAGTTAATACTGAAAAGACACCATCTAACATTAAAAAAATTAATGAAACTATTAATAATATAGTTAAAGTTATGTTAGAGAAGAATAATGAGGAAGAAACTATTAACGAAACTGTTAACATCCCACCAAGTGTTTTGACAAATTTATTAGTGACTAAATTTAATTCAAAATATTCTGATATAACAGAATCAGAAAAAGAATTGATTAAAACAGTACTAAATGGTACTAATAAAGAAAAAGAGTCACTATTTGAAAATATAAAAAGAAATTGTATTAATACTATAGATATCAAACTAAATGAATCTTCTGATTTAGAACTTAAAGATAAATTATTGAAAGTAAAAGATAAATTATTAAATACAAATTTTGATTCAGAAAATGTAAATTCACAAATAGTAAAACTTAACAATTTAAAAGAATCAATAGGATAAACACAGAACCCCTCAACAGAGGGGTTTTTTATTTATAGAATTTGACTAATAACTATTTTAATAGTATAATTAAATAAACTTTAAAATAACAATATATGAAAAATTTTATGAATGAAACTTGGAAAAGAAATCAAATTAGATTTATTAGACAACTATAAAACAAAAATCGGTACCGTAAATAATAAAGAATCAAAAAGTTTATACATTAACTTATGTGCGTGGGGAGAGTTATGTGAAGAAAACGAAAACTTTAACTACGAATTTTTCTTAAGTAATATAAGAAAAAGAATAAAACAAAAAATAAATAATACATTAAACAAAGATCTATTTCATGAAAATAAATACATAGTAGATTTAGATATGAGGACTTCAGGGTTGTCCATCAAAAAAAGAAGTTTTATGTCCTGTGAAATAACCCTATATCAAAAAAAATGTTTACCAATTAATAGAACTAATATTGTAGATAATACAAAAAAAATAATCTACGATGTGGTAAATGAATGTTTAGAAAATAATTCCGTTTTTACTTTCCATAAATCTAAAAAGTAATTTTTTAATACAGTGGTATATTTATAATAAAAGTATAACACTGTTATGGAAATTCTTAAAAAAAACGAAATAAATAAAACAGGTATCCTAATCGAATATGATGCAGGATACATATCCCCAAAAGATAATAGACATTTTGTAAATGAAATGTCAAACTTAACCAAAGGTCAACCTATTATAGAAGAACCTTTGGTTGTTTATGCCGTAATGCAAAAGTATGGTGTGGAAAACAGAAATGGTAGAGTTTATCCTGAAGCCATATTAAGAAGAGAGGCAGAAAACTATCTTAAATTAATCAAAGAAAAAAGAGCATTAGGTGAGGCAGATCATCCAGAATCATCAATAGTTGCGGTAAGTAGAATTTCTCATAATGTAATAGATTTATGGTGGGAAGGTAATGTACTTATGGGTAAGTTAGAAATTATTATGTCACCAGGATTTGTTAATCAGGGTATTATTTCTTGTGAAGGTGATAGAGTGGCAAATTATATAAGAAAAGGTCTTAAGATTGGTGTATCATCAAGAGGTGTTGGATCTTTAGAAAAAGAAGGTGGTAAAAATATTGTACAAGATGATTTCGAATTAATCTGTTGGGATATTGTTACATCACCATCAACTCCAGGTTCTTGGATTTATAGTGAAGAACCTTCTAGAGAACAACAAATGTCAGAATCAAAATTAAAAAATAAAGATAATCTATTAAAAGATTCTTTAAATAATTTTTTATTAGATTAATAAAAAAATAACACTTTTAGAAAGTATTGCATATTTATTAAGAAATGCAAAATATTTTGCGTTAAATAATAATTAATAATAACAATAAAAAAACAAAAAGAAAAATGGCTGAAAAAAAGAAATCAATCATCGAAGAGGCTTTACTAGAAGCAAAGTCTTTAGAGGATGCCTTAAAAGCCAATACGAAAGAAATGCTAGCGGCACATATGTCGAGAGAAATTGAAAGTATCGTTGAGTCATCTTTAAAAAAGGAAGATGAAAAAGAAAAAGAAGAAATCTCTGAAGATGATGAAGAGATTACTGTAGACGATGCAGAAACTAAAGGGTCCGATGATGGTGAAGAAGACGTTATGTTAGATCTTAAAGATGAAGATTCTGACGATGACGAATCAGACAACTTTAATGTTGGTGATTCTGATGACACAAAAACTAACGATGTCGACTTAGACTTAGACACTGATCTAGATTTAGATGCTGGTGAAGGTGATGATGAGGATGATGACGATGATGAAGTTGGTTTAGGTTTTGAATTACCTACTGCTGGTGGTGATGAAGAAGTTTTAGACTTAACTGGTGCTTCAGATGATGAAGTAATCAAAGTGTTTAAAAAACTTTCTGACGAAGACGAAGTAGAGGTAGTAAAAGACGAAGGTGGTATTCATCTAAAAGATAACGGAACGGGTGCAGAGTATTATATTAAGGAATCTATGGAAGAAGGATGGGGTTCTATGCACGAAGAAGGTGAAGTATGTTCTGAATGTGGATCAGGTGCTATGTACGAAGACGAAGAAGGTAAATACTGTTCTGAGTGTGGTACAGGTATGTACGAAGAAAAAGATCAAATCGTATACGAAATTGAATTGGATAATCCATCAGGAGATTATGTACCGGGAGATTATGTACCAGGAGGAAAAGTTTCAGATGCGACTATGAATTTTGAAATAAACAATTCAGATGATGCTTTAAGATGGTTAAGAAATACTCCAGAAGGAAGACATGCGGGTAGTAGACCAATTGAAGATTTTGAAGAAGGTGCTTACATCGAGGAAGACAGATTACAAAGACATTCTAGGACTAGTGGTAAACAAAGATATCACGGTGCTAGATTGGCAGCAAGAGAATCGAGAACTACTCGTAAACCTTTAGTTCACAGAGAACCAAAAACAAACACAGTTTCCGAATCAAAAATAATGAAAGAATACAATGAGTTAAAATCTAAAAACGAAGAGTATAAGAAAGCACTTAATGTATTTAAAGAAAAGTTAAACGAAGTAGCATTGTTTAATACTAACTTAGCTTATGTTAACAGATTGTTTACTGAGCATTCAACTACTAAGAAAGAAAAAATGGACATTCTTAAGAGATTTGATAACGCTGAGACAATTAAAGAATCTAAAAACATCTACAAAACTATTAAAGCAGAATTAGATACTAAATCTCCTATTAATGAATCTGTAGAGACTAAAGTTAATAAAACAATCCAATCTTCTAAGTCGACTAATTTGAATGAGTCTACTGCATATGTAGATCCGCAAATTACGGCAATTAAAGATTTAATGAGAAGAATCTCATAAAAATAATAAAATAACAAAATAAAAAATAAAAATTAAAATGGGACATTTGTTAAACTCAGGTGAAGTCGGAAATATCGGACTTGAACACCTAAAGCAAATTAGATCTAAAACTATCTCTAAGTGGAACAAATTAGGTTTCTTAGAAGGTTTAAAAGGTCACGTAAAAGAGAACATCGCTCAGTTGTATGAAAACCAAGCGTCTGCTCTATTGAATGAATCAACTTCTGCTGATTCATCTGGATCATTCGAAACTGTTGTTTTCCCAATTGTAAGAAGAGTATTCTCTAAATTATTGGCTAACGATATCGTATCGGTACAAGCGATGAACATGCCAATCGGTAAATTATTCTACTTTGTACCTAAGACATCTGATGGAGCGTTTCCATTGAATGGTTCTAATAACGGTGCTAATGGAGCATTACCTGAATGTACAATCTCTGCTTGTAATGGTACAACATTGTTTATATTATAATGATGGTTTGTATGACGCTTCTAAAGGAAGTTACGTTGTTTGGGGAACTGAAGATGGTGCAGGTTTCTATGGTGTAACTTTAGGTGCAGATGGTTTAACACCTACTGCATTAACTGCACAACCTAAAGCAAGTGATGGTAGCTGGAGACACGTTAAAATGTGTGTTACTGGTTTCTCTGAAACTAACGCAGGTAGATTAACTGGACCTGATGGTAATGAAATGGATACTGAGTCTTTCTTAGCATCTTTGAAAATTGTTACTACACCAGCAATCGTTGACGTTGACGGTAATACAATTATCGCAGCAGGTGCGGAAGTACCATTTAGATTGGTAACTCAAAAATACGGTAGAGGTATCGTAGATTACGGTAGTATCTGTACACCTGACGGATGTTTATTAGTAGAATTAGATTTAACTCACCCAGCTTGTATTAGTTGTTCTTCAGCTAATTTTGATGGTTACGTTGGAGCGTCTACTGCAACAACATTCACAGGATTAACAGTTTCTTGGAGACAATACCAAACATTAGAATTCGCTACAGAAATGGGTGAAGTATCTTTTGAATTGGATGAAGTAGTTGTTTCTGTAACTGAAAGAAAACTAAGAGCTACTTGGTCTCCTGAATTAGCACAAGACGTTAGTGCATTCCATAACATCGATGCTGAAGCTGAACTTACGGCTCTTTTATCTGAGCAGGTTGCTGCTGAGATCGATAGAGAGATCTTAAGAGACTTAAGAAAAGGTGCGGCTTGGCAATTGAGATGGGACTACAACGGATGGAAGAGAGCTAACTCTGGTGGTGGTTTCAACGCATACACACAAAAAGAGTGGAATCAAACATTGATTACTAAAATCAACCAAATTTCTGCTCAAATTCACAAATCAACTCTAAGAGGTGGTGCTAACTTCGTAGTAGTATCTTCTGAGGTATCAGCAATTTTTGATGACTTAGAATACTTCCACGTATCTAACGCTTCTCCAGAGCAAGATCAGTACAATATGGGTATTGAGAAAATTGGTTCATTAGGTGGAAGATATACTGTATATCGTGATCCATATGCACCAGCTAACTCAATCATCATTGGACACAAAGGTAAGTCATTGTTAGACACAGGATACATTTACGCTCCGTATGTACCTCTACAATTGACTCCAACATTACAAAACCCATTCAACTTCGCTCCAACGAAGGGTATCATGACTAGATACGCTAAGAAAATGGTTAACAACCGTTTCTATGGAGTTGTAACTGTTGATGGTGTTGTAACTTTCGATATCAACGAATTGAGATAATCAATTTAAAAAATATCAACATTAAAAGGGTAGAGTTTTCTACCCTTTTTTGTTTTATAGAATATTTATTATTATATTTGCGTTACTATGAGGATAAAGAAAAAATATGTGTTATTAGAGTCTTTGGTTATAGATTTAACTAATGAATTCAATGAGAATGAAAAAAGAATCTTAAAATTAATTCATAAAAAATATAAACATGAACCCTATACTTCAAATGTGTGGGAAGTTGCTGCGTGGTTAATAGAAGATTTTAATTTATCTTATGAAGACGCATTTTCATTGGCTAAAACATATTATTGGGAAAATAATAGATTATTTAAAGAACATGAGTCGTTAAGGAAAAATTGGCCAATACCAGAAATAATATTTGCGAAATTAGGTGATTTTATAACAAGTGTAGTTAAAAAATTTCCTGAAGACATTTATGGTAATATAGTGGTTAAATTTGACGGTGATAGTGGGTTTATTGATGAAAGGGTAGTTAGGATATGGGCAGCGTATAAATCAATTGCGTTATACATACCATTT